CCAGCTTGCCGAGGAGGGCCGCTTCGACGAAAAGGACGGGAAAATGAAGAGCCTTCACGCCAACTTCCTGGCACAGCAGGAGGAGAAGGCCAAGGGCAAGGCGGTGGACGATATCCGGCGGACCAACGAGTACACCACGGCCTTTGTCAAAGCCCTGCGGGGCGGCGTGAAGGTACGCCAGGCGTGGGGCGTGGAGGACTTTGCGCCGCTGACCAAGGCCCTGACGG